GTATCTAATGGAGCAATCAGTGGTACAACCGGAACATTCAGTTCTACTCTAAATGTTGCCAATATTGCGACAGTTAACGCATTGGTATCTAATGGAGAAGTATCGGCAAGCAGCTTTACAACTGCTGGCAGTGCCAACATCGGTAATTCGGTTGGTGTGGGTATCGCACCGAGCGGAGTTGCTGGTGAACTCAGAGCTACTGGTCAGATTCAAGCATTCGCAACATCGGACGTAGCGTTTAAGGAAAACATTGTTGATATTTCAAATGCTCTATCGGCAGTTACATATATCGGTGGTAAAACGTTTGATTGGACAGACGATTATATCAGAGAACACGGTGGCGAAGATGGATTCTTCGTGGTCAAGCGTGACTTTGGTGTTATCGCTCAAGATGTTCAAGCGGTATTCCCGTTGGCTACTCGCACAAGAATCGATGGATCACTGGCTGTAGACTATGAGAAACTATCGGCACTTGCTTTTGCTGCTATCAAGGATCAAAATGAAGTAATCGCTGAATTGATTACGAGAATTGAAAAGCTTGAATCAAAAGAGTAAAAATCATACAATGTTATGATACTAAAAAGGGTGCTTAATGCACCCTTTTTTAATCAAAAAATTTTTCTAATGATCGTATCTTAGACTTTATCTCACGATATTGTAATGTTGACTTTAATCCTGGATGCAATGGGCGAGGAATAATTCCACGGTTGACCCACGTGTAGCCAAAATGTTCATGATTTAGTTTTGGCACAAACTCAGAAGATATTGCCGCAAAGAATGTATGATAAGTAAAATTATTATTTGTATTGGTGAATCGTTCTAATGGAGTTAATTGCAAAAAATCCGGCCAAAATCCTATCTCCTCACGACATTCTCGCATCAATGATTCAAGTAATGACTCATTGTTCTCCTGTTTGCCACCCGGCAAAGACCACATTCCACGATGTTTTTCGTCGTTCCGCATCAGATATAGATATCTATTAGTATCTACTGAGTAGAACAATACACCAACCGCTTCTATTCGCCTGTCCACATTACAAAATCAGTCGCCAATCACCACCAGCATACACATTCTGTACAGAACGCACCCATTCATCATACATTCCACCACCCCATTTATATTGAACCTCGTCGGTGATATTGGCAACGTATTCAATGTCATCGTGGCTATCAGCGGCAGAAAACGCCACAAACCATTTATTACCATCATATTCAATAATGTCATTCTTCTCGGCAATCAATGGAGTATTATCAGCACCCAACCATCCCACCGCATAGCCCCGATCACTGCCAGTAGCATTCGTGATTAAGTATCGTTGACCAATACCACGATTGGGCAATCCCATACCCGGACCCACTTTTTGAGGATCAATCACGGCATCTACTGGTGGTAATGTATTACCTGGTAAAGTAGATGGATCAATCGTGAATAACAAGAATCTATTATCAAATGGATCATATGATATGGTACCAATAATCTCATTTCCATCTTGTTGTGTCAAGCTCATTAAGCTAATACCCGGACGAATACAATCTTGAGTACTTGGAGTAGTTTTTATTGTACCATACATTTGAACAATGGATGGCCAAAATAGATCACTGTCGGGTGGTTCTGGTGGCTCAAAGCTAAATTCAGATGGTTGTACTACTTGATTCTGCCGTAAGGCTTGCACTCTGTTGCCAGTTAGCAATACTTTATAAGCATACGGCGTAATGGTCGCTCTTGTTCCCGTTAATAAATCACCGTTGCCAATGGCGTTAATCATATCTGCCTCAGAATCAAAAACAGAAGCAATGATTTTCTCAACCACGCCATATTTCTTCACTTTAAGCGGACTTGAAATCCAAATTGGAATATCAAATTCAAACGTGTTGATGTCAATAGGGTCTTCTGTTCCCACTGGTATAGTCTTTGATGACCATGTTGTTTTAATCAATTCAATAATAGTGAGCGTTGACCAATCAAACCAATTGCTCGTTGCTTGAATTTCCAAACTGGGATTAAATAGCACAGCTAACTGTTCAAAAATTTGCATCTTTTGATTAGTATTGCTGGTCCATATATCTACATTGATAGTCATCTTGTATGGAACTGGCATCAATCGCTCTACGGTAAAGGCATTGCCTTCTAATGTGGTCCATTCTCCGGTTTGTTCACAATATGTTCGTTGTCGGATATCTGAACGACCAACGTATGTTGGATTCTGAATTCTTGGCCTATCATAATCCATTCCAGCGATGTAGAACGTGATAAGCGGCACTGATGGCATACTTGATGCGGAATTGTTTTGGAGAATGGTTTGAGCTTGCCTTGATGCGTCTCCATATTTTACAGGTACGCGATATAAATCTCTTTCTCCCTCGGTGTCCCTCGAAAATTCAACAAAAAAGTGTGAAAATACTCTGGTTACTTGCAATAAGTAACGCCGAATCTGAGAATTATAAAAAAATTGTGACATAATATAACCTTTTAATGATGTTACAGTATTTAGCTACAAAGTACTTGACTTATGGCAAAATAAGCAGTATGATCATAATCAGAGGTAAAATAATGAATGGTTTAATAATATTCGCAATATCGTCGGTGATTGGAGCAGTTTGGATTTATATCAAAGGAAGCAATCTTACCAGTTGCGGACAAGATTGCAATCAAGGTAGAAACTGCAACGAGAAATGTAAGTAGGATTATCCGCTTGGTCAATCGTCCGGTTGGGGGTCTAGGTCCGGTGGTGGTGGTACCCAAAATTGTCCTTTTTGTCCCGGTTGTGTAATCGGTCTTGGATTCGGCACCTTATCACCGCCATCGTTGCCATTTTGTGCAAGTGGCATCAATGCATCGCTGAGGGATTGCCTGCTCGGTATCCATCCTTGAGTTGCAGTATTAACGGTATAGGTGTTATTTACAAAACTACTGCGTTGAGTGTTATCCAAACCAGGAATCTGGTATAGATCAGTTCTCACATCATCTGATATATGTATCCAAATGTTCCCGTCATATCTGAAAAGCCTTGAAGGGTAGTAATCCAACCGCAAACAGTATTGTCCTTTAGTGGCTCCTAGAGGGAACGATACGCCCGGTGTCACTGGTAACCCATTTGGGGCAGTCCCGTCTCCGGTCAAATAGCCAGAGTATGGTTTGGTGGTATTTGGTGTCACTTGCTCCATATCAGGATTGCCACTCCGAGGTGGTGCGGGTTGATTGTCGTCGTAGGTTGGTATAATATAAAATTTAGTCGCATCAAACCCACTCAACGGAACCTCAATATGAGCCTGAGCCAATATAGCCTCGTTGATTGCAAGGTCTTTGTTATATGTGCTGATAACATCGGCAATTGTAGTTGGGTCTTCAATCCACTCCCAATATGCAGGATTAGTTATATCTTCGTTTGGTGGGACATTCTGTTTAGCTCTGTAAAATTTACCACAATCATTAACAATCGTTCCTGCTGGATAAAAATTACCCGGATCCCATATATTATCGGGTTCAAAGGGTTTATTCAATATGCTTTTATATTCTTGAGCATTGACCAATGGTGTTGCTTTAATTCTCCAAAGATGTGGCAACCAAGTCTGACTGAATCCTTCTGCACCCCATGCTGCTTCTTGAATGACATAATATCTTGGTAATGATTTGGAAATGCTGGTATCTAATGGGTTATAATCGCGTAGATTCGGAAATTCAAGGCAATCTCCAGCCATCAATTTTCTACCAAATATGTCCATCATGTCCGAGTACAAAGTTGATAAGAACAAAGTATCATTATTCAAAAACAACCCGAATTGAGTTAAGTCAAAATCAATATCTCTTTCAAGATATGCCATACGAAGAATGTAAATATTTGATTCGTAGTTTCTATCTCTGTTCTCAAGCAGTAATAAATCCTCAATGAATAGCGGACTTTCGTTATTATATACAGGGATAGTTACGTCTGGGGTGCCTTCGTTGCCTACTTGTGGACCCAAGTACTTATGACAATAGACATCCAAACCTCCAACTTGATACATTTGCCTTATATTTCTGTCGAAATATCTAAAATCATTGGTCTTTGTTGGTCGATATGCACTTAATCTTGGCACGAAGTTACTCCTTGGTTATGGAGTATTTATGCAATCTTCGCCGAGAAAAACGCTTGACATCACCAAAATTTTCTGTATAATACACATCTTCTTCACCACAACAGAGAAAAAACATGGCCACACGATCTACTATCGCAATTGAAAACAATGATGGAACTGTATCTCAAGTTTACTGTCATTGGGATGGGTATCTTGAAGGCGTTGGTAAAACTCTCCTTGAACACTACAATACTCGTGAAGCAGTAGA